TCTATTTCTTGCAATTGATTGTATCGATGTTCGACTACACCCGGCATCATTGCTGCAGCTTTTTCAATGTTTCCGGTAATGCGACACTCTGTACGAGCGTCTTGCAATTCTTTTTCAAAATGCAAGATGGCATCTGGAATATTTGCAATATCTTTCGAAACTTTAGTGTACCAAGTCATTCGTCTGTATTCTCAAGTGTTATGTGTAATAGTCCGGCTTGCCATAGGACAACCCCGACTATCACAAAGAACAACACCGTTGCTCCAATAATAGCCAGGATCTCCATTAGTCGTCAGACTCGTCGAAGTCCCAGTTGTCTTCCTCGTAGTCGTCTTCTTCGGACCCTTCGTCAAGGTAGTATTCAACTGCTTCGTCGAGCACCTCGTCATGTCCAACCAAAGATGCAATTAGCTTATCGCTTGCTCCGTGATCAGACAGAAGCTCGATAAACCGCTCTGCTGCTACATCTTGTACTTTTTTGTCTACGTACTCTTTAAAGAGTAACCAA